TTAATAGTTATGATAATAAATGCCGGATGAACATTCAACACTCACCCATTTAATAATACGCGGTTTATCATTCAATATTTATTATACTTTATTTTTTAACCCTTATTATTATATTATAAAATAAAAACATATTAAAAATAAAATAATATATAGTATTAATATAATGCCATCAACTAATATCCACCATCAAAACTTCCTAGACCGTAACGGCGGCTATTACAAAAATTATTATAAAGATAATAAAGAAAGATATCTAACACGTACAATGTGTGTATGTGGTAAGGATTACGCGTACGCTAATAAATCTAAACATCTAAAAACTAAATGTCATAAAAAGTATCTTCAACAAATCACACCGCCCGTGATTGAGCAGCCAGTGGTTGACGCGGTTCCCGAACCATCGTCGGCGCCGGCAGAATTATCCCCAGAGCACTACTCATCAAACTAAAATATATCTCTCTATTATCAACATTTCGTATAATTTGTACCATACTAAATACAACTACGGATAATAAAAAAAATATTTGACTAAAGAATATTAATTCATCTTTATAGACCTCACTACAGCACAACTGCCATTTAACTTCACCATGTTCTAAGTCCATTATATTATATATTATGAAAATATTATATATTTATCGGGTTATTCTTCCAGTATCAACATCAATGATAAGACTGTCTAGATATACACAGAAAACCATATAGTCGGCTGCTACAGTTGTATTATTATTAAATGATATATTGATATTACGCGGTGTGTCCATATCGGATTGTTTAGAACGAATTATACACACATACGCACGGTTCATCTCCCAGTATTTACGGTCGAACAATCCACACGATACGCCAAAGTCGGAACCAGCGATTTGGTCATATATACTCACGTGTTGCATAAAGTTCTCGTAAGTGTACTGTAATGTTGTGTTTAGTTGATTAACACCTCCAACTGTTACTTGGAAGTTTGTAATACTTAGTGGACCACCTGATATACATGTATCATATGGCGATCCATATTGAGGAACATGACCAACCGTTGTGGTATCTGTGAATGTTGAGGAGTTTATAAATGGAAACACAACAACAGCTACAGGATTAACTAATCCACTTTGAATTAAAGAGGAATACGAGTTTGTCACATTTGAAATAAAATTAGAGACGAAGTTTCTATAAACAACTTTTTTTGCCCGATTAGATTCTATATATGTGAGCGCTTTTTGTGGGTCACCGATTTCAATGCTTGAGTAATATATACGACAACTGCCTAATGAATGCGCAGTAGTTGCAGAACCGCCAAGATTAAAAGCAGAACCTCCCGCCGTAATAGCAGCAACAGTTGTCTGAGGAACTTTATTAATATAACAGCCAGCGACTATCTGGGTAGTAAGAGCTGGAACACTGGCAGCAAATGGTAGGTGGTTGATTGTAAATGGACATGTGTTTGAAAATGTACTGTTGCCCTGTAGTGCACCTCCATATGCAACAGTTGCGGGCGTGTTAGCATTTAAAACCGGGACTGCAATAGTACCAGTGTTAATGTATAATCTAAGAACAGCGTCAAACCGTCTAGTTAATCCAATAGCCCTTAACGATTCTAAAAGAGAACCAAGCCGAATTATTGCATAATCAAACCACATAGCACATCCATTTACAATTTGAAAATGTGGTTTAAACTCGTTCTGTAGTTGAACGAGGCCCATAATTCCACCAGTTCCACCAGCTCCAGATGTTACTCCATATATATTTTGACCAACTGTGACTGCCTGCATAGTATCAACAAATGTGTTTAATCTCGATGATACCGCAGTATTACATGTGTTAGTATTCTGCGTGGCACCAAAAGTAGAAGGATATGTACCTGCTGGCACTGGAGCGGCAGCACTATACAAACCAAAAGGTATATTATTACAAAACCCAGTCCCAGGTCTAGAGTTAAGGGCTGCCTTTGTAAATGTCACACTCCTAGGATTGTCAAGTACCTCACCTAACCCGTATGTCGAGCCGAATATTTGAAGATCTGAAGGACTCATTTCACTCAACATTTCAAAGTTTTTTAATATATTTGTATATGGCTGTAAATCATTACATGTTTTACCGTTAATTTGAACATCACATTGATGAACCAAATTGACATAGTTTGATTTTAGCGACACGAGATTTGAAAGCCCCATTGTTGGTGTAATAGCTACTTGTGTTCCATTATTTTGTGCACACGCAGCCGCTAGCGTAATTGGTATCACAACAACTAAATCATTAGTATCGGTAAAACGACTGGAGTTATAAATAGAGCTTAGATCAAACGTTACAAGAGAAAGACTTGTATTAGTATAAACACTTTGGTTAGTATCCGGGAGATAGTTATAATCTTTTCTGCTATACGTATTGTAGTGATCAGTGAGTGCCTGAGATTGTTGTGAGCGTTTAAATTCATAGGGATCTGTATACATTCTATATATATTATATTTCTAAAATAAAATAATTTTTAATATTATAGACATTATTAATAAATTTATTTTGTTTTTAATTGTTAATTAATATTATTATATGTTTTTATTTTCTTATACTATTATATAATGCAAAATACAGCAAACGACGAACTTTTAAGTGAAGTTACTCTTTATGATAATACATATAGACGAAATAAAGTAACACAAACATTGAAACCAAAAACAATATCGTCATCAGTAACACAGAAAATGGTAGATGAATATAAATTAGATTTATTACAAGACCGTAAAAAGGGTTTTAGTACTGGTGAATTTAAAGCGCTTATAGGTGCAAAACCAAAAACACTTGATATTTCTGCCGATGAAAAAAAACAATCAGTAGCAGCCAAAGAATACTCCGCCGCATATGAGGCATATTTAAAAGGAATTAGTGACTATGAGAATATAAACAATAAATTAAAAAAGAATAGGGACAGTATGATTGTAGCTCAAGATAAGTTGTCGCGTGTGACAGAACAGAAAAAAACACTAGTACCTGGTAGTAAAAGTTCAAGGATGGACAAGATATTAGCATCTGCGAAAGAAAAAAAAGTAGATGATTTAAAAAAAGAACAGACTGATTTGCTTGATGAATTGGGAAAATTAGATCCAGCAAGTGACTTCAAAGTAATGGAAAATAAAAAACAAGAATATGAGGAAAGCATAAAAGATTTAAGTAAAACACAGGAAGCAAATAGACAAAAAATGGCGGAATATAAAAATATATTAGAATCTAAATCATTATTACAATTACCAGCACAAGCCCCGGGTGAGAATAACGACGACTATCAAAAACGACTAGAAGAATTTTTACAACCGGATATCAATGATGCATATATTCAGAGTACTATTGCTTATGACCAAATAAAAATATTAAAATCTAATTTTTCAAGTTTATTTAATCTGAATAATTCAAGAAGATTAGCAGTTGTTGAAGGTGTTATTAAAGAATTACCAGACGACGCTAGAAGCGAACTAAACGCTAAGTGGTTAGGATTTCATAAAAAATATAGAGAGATATATGGTTTTGATAATGCAAATATTAGAACACAGGAGCTCCTTAATTTAATAAATAATTTTATAGAAGCGGATATACCAGGCGCCAAACCTAAAACAATTGCAACAAAAAGTACAGGACTAGAATTAAAAAGTACTGCACCAGTCGTGACAGGACTAGAATCAATATTATCATCTACAACTCCTATAGTACCAACAGGAGTATTTCCAATCCCTTCTAGCATATCTACAGCAATAGCTCCTCTAATATCAACAGGACAACATTACAAAGAGGAGTTGATATTAGATACCAGTCCAGATTTATACATAATATTAATAGAAGACGCAGAAAATAATATATTTATTGGTGTTTCACAGTCAGGTGTTATTGGTTCTTATACTGTTAAACCATATTTCAGTGTGCTTGCTAAAACAATGACTGCATTAAGTATGAAATCAATAATAGATGTTAAGGAAACTCATGTAACTGACGCACATAGGGTGTGGTTGGATGAAGAAAAATCAGGACTTTTTAAAGGCGACCAATTTGAAGAGTTTTATAAGAAGTTTTTCAGAGTAGATGGCGTGAGAAAAAATCCAAGCGGAATTACCCCAATTCGGTTAACATCACCCGACAGTCAAAATTTTACAGTTGGTAGTAATTTAATAGCATATGAGGGTAAAGTAAGATCTCAAAAAAAACTCGTAGGAGACCCTGGAACAATAGAAAGAAAAGAGTGGCTTGAAGCCACACAAATTAAATCAATTATTGGAGCTGGTATATCAATACCTAAGCATGATAAGATTGTTAATTTCGGTAATGTGTTATTAATGTATGATAGACTATTAAGACACAATATGTTATCAATTAAAAAGAAAGGAGGTGGTAATATTGAAAACTTTAAAAATGTAAAAGTAAGTGATAAATTTGTTGATATCATAACAGGTGCTTTAAATAAACAAAATATTAATAATATATACAATGAACTAAGTGATAAAGAACAAGAACTATATAATATACTAGTTCAAGTTTCAAATGTACACAGATATGCTAATATACCAAAACCAAATATTAAATTCTTAAAAGATAGATTAAAAATAGTTGAAGGTGAGATAGAGGCGGGCAATGATAATCTTATTGAAGAACTAACAGATATATTACACACTATGATATTAGTTAAATTAATAACTAAGAAAGAAGCAACACAACACCTCCAACAATATATGGATATGAATCAATAAATACGTTTTTTAAATAATAATATAGTTTTTTATAGAATAATATATATTTTTTATCAATATATATTATATAATGTACCAGAAAATACCAGTCGGAGATTTATCACAAAACCAAATGAGGAACCTAGTTCATGGTCGAGGTGTTAGAGTTAAATATAGCCCGTCGGGTCAGCATCATATTATGATGTCACCAGAACAAATGAAAAGGATGGCGCGCGCACATAAACAAGGTAAAGGAATTACAATTATGATGGATCCATATCAGCAAGATAATCATAAACAAATTTTCGGTAAGGGTGTATTCGGTAAAAAGTTTGATAACTTTATGGTTAAGAAATTAGGACAAGCAAGGAAGGATCAACTATATGACAGTGTGAATAAATTCGGAAAACCACTCGTGAAGAAAGGTATATCTAAATTGAAAGCAATGGGAGAAAAGCTCGGATTATCACCGCAAGCACTAGGCGCTTTTGAAAGTGTCGCACAGGATTATATTGATGACCCAGGCAGATTTCAAAAACGAGACTTTATGTCGGAGTTCGGTAAGTCGGCTATGAGAGGAGCTACGGCACCTAAAGAAATGGTAACAGGTGAGGGAGCAGGACTACGCAGACGGCGCCCACGCAAAAAGAAAGGAGGGGCATTATTTCCGGCTGGACGATTTTAAAAAATATTATCTTTTAATATAGTATAATGCACAGACTAAATATGCATAGACGTATGATGGACCATCCACGCAAAGCAACAACAGAGATTATAGCACCACGCTTTATATCGGGGGGAGCAGCCGCAATAAAAAAAAACTTTGAAGACTTACATATTGGCGATCCACCAGAAGAACGCATGAAGGAGAGTAAACGTAAGCCACTACCTAAAACTAAGTTAAAATTTAAATTTTAAAAATATTTATTATATTTATATAATGAGGGCATTGAATAAATATCACGATACATGGTTATATAAACTATATGATACCATATCAAATTATTTAAATGATGATTTAGCAAATATAGTGTTGAGATATATGTTTTATAATTAAACTGGCATTCTTAATAATAAAGTTATTAAAACATTACTGTCTAAAAATCTTATTGTGTTACCATCCTGGTCATCTATTTGTATAGACAGGTCAGAGAAATTACCCGATTTTATTTTTACATATTTTTGAAATGCAGGCTCATAATTTATATTAGTACCAAACTGTGTGGCACCAATCGTGAAACTATCAAGTACGTCAGGAATACGACTGACACTATTATCAACTAAATTACACCTTAAGACAAGGCTGTTTACAGTTGAACCAACCGGAGTTATATTACTATTAAAACTACTATTAACAGTGTTTGTTTGTGATCCGTATGTACTGGGAGAATATCCAATATACACATTGAATGTACCGGACGTTATATCTAATATAGGAGTTCTAGCAACTGTCGGATATCCTACAAAATTTGCGGGTTGTGTATATCCGGATGGCAGTGATGTCGGAAGGGTAAAAAATAACAATTGAACTGCATAATATGTTACATTATAAGACATAACAAAATAATAGACATTGTTACCATTTGCGTCAATCAAATATAAACCATTATTTATAAAATACAACTCCAAGAATAACTGCATATCACTAACAGAATAATATCCGTCAGGAATGACAACATTGAATGTCTGTGTTGTTGCACCAACAGGCCATATAAATGATAATGTGTTATTACCATATATAGAGGTGATATTAAAGATACTATATGGAATCTGTACAGATGATACACATATTTCAGAGTTAGCCGGTATTCTTAAATTACCAGTTAAAAATTTATATGTGTATATATTCTTGTTAAAAGCATTGCTTAAATTTGAACTATTGATAATCAGTGTATAGTTACTCGCCATTATATATTATATATATTGATAATATAAAAAATTTTAAATATATAAAAAATTATGTATTATAATATTATATAATACAATGACAACTGCCATTACGTACTTTCCTACAATAACCTTTAACAGAAATATGTTATTAGCTTATAATATGTATATACCGGCAACGTATAATATACCAGACACAGACACCCAGGTTGTATCAAATATCGTAAGTGATATTAAAGAGATATTTATTGTTATTGAACAACAACAACAGCAAATTACATATTTAAAAGAACAAAATATATTATTGAATAACATTCTAAAAGATATAACTAATCACCCATTATTACCAATACTACCATAAAATATGTCGACTCCAATATGCGGGTGATGTTTTTAAACTCATAACATATTGATTGTTGTTGTTCTTTATTTTTGAATGACGCGCAAGCCAAGCACGACGTATATCCGGATTCTTATGGTCAATAAATGTCTGTCCATTCTTAGATCCAAAATTTATTTTACGCCCATTATATATCACATAATATCTCTTATTAATATTGTTTGATATACCAAAATCACTCGCTCCATGTTTAATAGCTTTTTTATATAGTTCATCCATTATATTATACTAAACGAAATTTAGTATTTAAAGTGGCAGCATATTGTATCATTAAATGTTGTTCTAATGTGTACCGCGCTCTATCACTAGGATTTATCAAATTCATTAATGACGTTATTTCCCAGTTATCAAAGCCTCCATTATCACGTATATATTTATACATCCTAAACATATGTTTATCGCTAGTCGGTGTTGAACAATGATATTTATGTTGGCGTTTTCTTCTTTTCAAATCAGTCGTTGAACCTATATATACACTCATGGTGTTATCAGTGATATGTTTCATAATGTAAAAATCAACTCGTCCGCCGGTCATTGTTTTATAATACTATATTATATTTTATTTTTTTATTTTTTTTATTATTTTTTCTGCGTTTAACTCCATATCCTTCTTTAATCATAGGCTCCAGGGTTTTTTCTAATAATGGTCTATCCTCTGCTTTGCTCCATGCTTCTGTATTTAATTGATGCACTTTCGGATATATCATTTTACCAAACATTTTATTAATACCATATTTAGCCCCTATAGCAATGCCAGCCGGTACTCTATTAATTAAAGAGTCATTTGATTTATATAATGATTTCAACATTTGTTTATCAGCACGATTTATATCCTCGGGTGTTTTAGCTAATGAATATCGTATATCGTGTGCTTTAGATATCTTGTCTACGTCGGATATAGGTTGTGATTCGTCTTTTAATCGTTCAACTAAATTAGTACCAGGCCCTGCATAATTACCAGCCCTAAATTTACCATTCACATATAATGGCGCGTGTATTTCACCCTTACGTAACCCAGCCGTATCAACTTTTAATTTATTCATAACATTCTCATATAAACCAGCACCTAATTGATGACGTATATTCTGTCTTTTATCTATATTGTGTTTTTGATAATACATATATATTATTGTCATATAAATTAAATAAAAATTTATTTTTAATATAGTATTATATAATGAGCAATAAAAACCATTTCTTTTTTGGTTATCCAGGTAATAAACGTAATGAGATTAAACATATATTTGATACTATAAATAATTATGATGTTGAATATATTGTCGAGCCTTTTTGCGGTACGTCTGCTTTTAGTTATCATATGTCATTGAAACACCCCGGAAGATATACATATGTGTTGAATGATAAAAATGCATTATTAATAGAGTTATACAATATTGTAACCGACGATAAAAAACGTGACGAATTTGAAATAAAAATAAATAGAATATGTTCTAATATGGATAAACCTATATATACTAAGTTAGATATAAAAACACTTGAGGGATTCTATATTAAAAATAAAATATATAATATACGTCCTGGATTATTTCCTCTTAAATATAATTACAAATATATTAAAGTTAATGAGGCACCTATATATAACTTTCTAAAGAATGAAAAAATTATATTAACATGTATGAATGGTATAGACATATATAATGATTATAAAAATAAGAACGCTTTAATATTTATAGATCCGCCATATTTAGCCGCCTGTAATGATATGTATAATAGCGCTGACTGCAATATATATAAGTATTTTTATAATAATGATATATGTGATAATAAAGCAGAGATTATATTATGCCTAGAGGATATGTGGATCATTAAATTATTATTTCAAAAATATACATTTATCACATATGGTAAAAACTATACATTTGGAGCCAGAAGAAAAACAACACACACTGTGATAAATAATAAAAATATAATAGTATAGAATTTTAAAAATAAATAAAAAAATTTATAATATAGAATTTTAATTTTATAATAATTAATTTTATAATAATATAATTAAATGGGTTAAAAATATTTTTATATTATCTAAATATAATATAATAAGAATGACCAACCAATATAACGGATTATCAACCCAGTTTATCGCAGGCCGCCTAGCCGGTCGTGACACATACTCTATGGATGAACATAAACAACGTATCTTAGCTGTACGAGAAGAGATGAAAACAGCAGGCGTACGTATGCGCGAAGGTTTAAAATACACCTTAAGAGACCTTAGAGAATATACACCGGAGTTACGTGAATATATCAAAGAAACTAAGGCGCTACAAAAAGAATTAAATAAACGTGTTAAAGCTGCTGCTCGTGTCAACGCTGTCGCTGCCCGTCGTCTGGCAAAACAAGTTACTCGTGACATTGCTAAGGAAGAAAAACAACAACAACGAGCTGCTGTACAAAAAGTTAAAGTACAACAACGTATTGTTGCTAAGGAAGCAAAAGTACAACAAAAACTATATGAACGCAAACAACGTATTAATGAAGATGCAAAAAAATCTAAAGCAACATTTGAAGAAAAACAAAAAATTAAAGCAGAAAAAGCTCTAGACCGTAAAGCATACAAAAAATATAATTATTACAAACAAAAATATGGTCATGATATTAACAAATTGGAAAAGAAAATTAATGCACACGTTATGAGGGACCGTATGACACAATTTAAGGATAATGATGCTATCAATGAAATATATGATGAGCGTTATCGTGTTACAACTGGTATGTTAAAGACCGACGAGATTTTGAAAATTGGTAAAAAATGGATAAAACACGAGACAGCAAATATAAGAAAAACAGTACCGCTCGTTGATGAAGAAGGGCTCCAATTAAGACTACCCGCATTAGCCCGAAACTGGACAGTAAACATTAGTGATGAAATTAAGAGCGAAAATGATAAAACAAAAAAAAGAAAATTAAAAGACCTTTTATTTTACTATTTACATGACATAGAATTTCAAAACTACCAGACAGAATACGGAAATATGAGGCTAGTTGCGCGCGGTGGTTTTGTTAGTGATATGGATGATAAAAAACATATTGAGGTTAAAAGCGGTTTTAGTTTAGATACTGTATATGATTTTTCAAAAGCACATTTACTTGTGAACCAAGACGGAGATCTAGGATTTAATTTAATGACAAATGACATTGTAAGTGCTGTAACATCTTTTTTTAATGATGGTAATGTATTTGGTGCATCACAGTTCGGATTCCGTATATATCTACAATCAATGAGTACTGGTTTAAAAGCTCCATTTACATTTAAAGCCATACCGCATTTTAAGAGATGGCTCAAGTCTATATTCAATGCTAATGCATTAAAATTAAATTATGATGATAAATTTGTTGATGATGATTCAAAGAAATTTAATATATGGGACTCGTTCAAAATTGATAGAATAGAGTCTATTGATAACTCAGAGCGTGGCGGGTGTAATACTAACACAACAAATCATATTAAAATAAAAAGTTGTTTTTATGAATATACATTATTAAATATCAAATCGGCAAATCCAGACACGCAGAATTGTTTATTTGATTGTATTAATCATTTTAGCGATACTTTAATTAATGGTGATAATTATCGTACTAACAATGATATGACCCTAAACGAAAAAATAAAAATAAGTGATGCTATTAATATATGCACTAAATATGATATTATTGTTATTGATATTGAATATAACCATGAACTTAATTCATATTATAATTATGTGATGTTACATAACGACCATTACTATGTTGTTGAAAGTTTTAACGATTTAAATATTGATGGTAAGCTAGACGCCCGTACACTCCGAGGTACAATGACATTTGATATTGAAACACGTAAAAGTGACACATATGATATCATTAAAGCAACCGGGCAAAAAATATATCATTTAAAACCGACTGTGGCATGTGCGGTATATTATAGTTATAAAGGAACACAAAAACATATGAAATTTACTAGTAAAGATAGTTTATGTACAAGACAGTTTATCAATTTTTTAAATGAAGAATCACTAGCAGGAAATCATTATAACATATGGGCTCATAATGGGGGTAATTTTGATTATTATTTTTTATTATCGCAGATGACTGCCAGTGAGATTAAACGTGCTGAGATACAACTCCGAGGTACAACTATTATTAAAATGTTATATATGGGTCATACATTAAAAGACACGTGTTGTTTTATGTTAGCTAGTTTAGATTCACTGTGTAAAGATTTTAAAACGAAAACGAAAAAACAGACAACAATCAATATCAATGGTACTAGTATATCATCAACTGAGTTATGTTTTTATAAACCAGAACTATCATATAATTCATTTATGCAGTTAGAAAATATTGAACCAGAATTTTGGGAGAAATATATGACATATTGTTTGTATGATTGTTTATCATTAATGGAAATTGTTATATCATTTAGAGAGAATATCAATAACCTTATTAAAAGTATTAACCCGTTATTATTACATTCTTGCGCGGTAGACAGTGCTAGTACTATTGGTGGACATTCAAAACAAATATTAACTGCTATTCATAAATATAAAAATGGACCATCATTCTCTAAACGTTTTATGCAGGAATTTATTGATATTGTATATGACACTAAACGTAGGAATGTTGGTGTTAGTTGTGATATTAAAAAATATAACTTTATCATGGGCTTTAAACGTGGAGGCATTTCACACTGTAATAAACCTGGCAAATATTATACTGGTATCACTGGAGTTGATATTGCTAGCCAGTATCCTGCGTCTATGTTAAATATGATTATACCTGCTGGCAAATCATTCTGGATTGAAAACGGAAAATATAACAACACTGACTATGTATATAACAATAAACATTATGGATATTACCATTTAAAAAATGTTGTTATGAATGGTGAGAAGTTTTATCCAGTTGCTAAAGCTAGCAAAACGTCATTACAATGGAAGTTTGAAAAATGTGACGATTTAAAAATAACGTGTAGAATGTTAAAATATTTAATAGATAATGATATGATTAAATCATATACAATCCATGACGCTTTATTAAGTTTGAAATATGTCCAAGGTGATAAGATATTCGGCACATATATCAACTCATTGTATAAATTAAAAGCAGAACAAGATGTATATAAATCAATATTAGAAAAAGATAAAGAAAATAAGGAGGCTTTAGAAAAATACAACCCGGCATTTAGATCTGTCATAAAGTTGTATCTTAACTCTTTATCGGGTAAGATGGCTGAAGACCCTGAGAATCATTTTGTACTAGAGCAAGTTGATGAAGGAGGTTTAACATTAAATAAAATGAACGTTAAAAAAGTAATACAACATAAAATTAATGAGTGGGTTATGACGGCACCGTGTCTATATGATTATTCAAAAATGATATTGTTTGATTATATTAATTGCTTACCTAATAAAGAGGCGGATGTTATTCATGTTGAAACTGACGGTATATATTTTAGAACAGATTGTTTATCAAGATTTACTGAGAATTTAAATAACAATACAAATATGATCATCATGGGTGATAAATTAGGTAATTTAAAAATTGAAAAAACAACTCAGGCACACAATGTTGCTTGGTTCATTGGTAAAAAAAATTATTGTATTACAACTGATAAGGGAGCTAAATATTTTGCTTTACCTGATGAGGATAATTCAAATATATTTAAGGTGAAAGGAGTTCCTCAATTTAATATGAATGCAGATGGTAGTAAGAGCAGGATTGTTGATATTAGTTTTTATAATGAATTATGGAACGGTATCGATCAAAGCATGACCTTTACAACTTTAAAGAAAAACTTATTTAAAGCAGAGTCGACAATCGGTGTATTTGAAATGACACGTACTGTTAAGGCACCGAAAAATTTACCATTATATACGTTATTGTAACTTAAATATTTTTTTTAGAATTTCTTCATTCCGAGCTGGTATATAAAACATATTAACGAATTCATTAAAACGGTTTATTTTATTAACACTGCCATTTAACATTTTAACAAATAATATACAATAATATCCACATAAATCCGACTGTATGTTTTGTATATGTTCCTTGTTAAACATAAAATATGGTCCTAGTAATGATTGTATATTTTTAGGCGGAGGCATCCCGAAACTATCCATATATATGTTTATTTTACCGTCATAATATAAGGCTGTCCAGTGAGTACCAGCACCATTACTATCATCTAAATTTACTATATAAAAACCTTTTGATAACTTACTATCATGGTCACGCATTATGATATCGTTAAGTTTTATTTTATCTTTTTTTAAGATATTTATAATATCCATATTACTGATACTCATATATATTAGGATATGAAATTTAAAAAATTCTGTCGTAATTTTAAACGTGGTATGGTTGTTTTCATATCTATTAATAAAAAGTTAGGCTTCACTGCAGTTGCTTTTGTATATATGTTTTTAAATTCTTCTGCTGATAATTGTGTTACATTATGATTTTTTATAATTGTATTAATACTCACATTATCATTTATTTTAAATATAAATAAATAGTTAAGATTACGTGTTATTATTTTTGGTACGCTTACATAGTTCTGCGCCATTAAAAAAACCGTATAACCCTTTTTACGTCCAGCGGTTAAATACTCGTTTATTTTTTTAAAGTCTTTTTTAGGTAAATTTATAAAGTCATCAAATACAATTAATTTTTGGTGTTTTGTGTCTTTGTCTTCGTTGAGTGATGGTAGTTCTTCAATATCGTCATATAATTCAACATGATCAGCAAACTGCCCCTCTATATAATTAAATATAGGCTCGTCGGTTGATGACCCGGAAAATATTATAACTTTATGAAACGTGTCATTAGTTCTCTTTAAAAATTCTAACAATGATGTTGATTTGCCAGACCCAGTTCCACCAACCGCCATTATCATTGATGTCGGATCAATATAATGTGTCTTATATGTGCTGTTAGGTTTAAAAGTATGAACTAGTTTTTTATCTTCTTTTCCTATAATAGAATACCAATCGGATATTTTGTCTGTCATTATAATATATGAATAGATTTAAAAATATTACATTGTCTGTAAATTTGAAAAGTTTGTGGCGAATAAATTTGCTACATTTAAAGTATTAAAGACGACTGTAACAATAAATGTCTGAGGGTTTGTTGTATTAAACGGGACGCCTGTATTTGTTAAAAACTGAGGTATATTACCGGATATTAATGAAAACGTACCAGCAACCATGCCAGCTATTCCGGGGTCTGTACGTAATTGTATAGTTACCTCAATGTTATAAAATTCCGATACTGTACTATTAACAGTATCGTTAAACCCGCCCATAAGAAAACCAACATTAGTGGTATTATCTAACATATAAAATCTATATGAAATTATATAATTACCCGCACCTTTTGCATACCGACCCTGAACAGTTAATTTAAATATATCTCCTCGAAGCATACTATTTGCCGGGATTGTTTGTGTGCCGTAACGTGCCGATCCTTGCGGTAAAATATTATATTCAAATTGATAACCGGTATTAACAGGTGTTAGCACAGCCCCGGTAGTCTGTAATAATTGAATTTGTCGCATCCATGAAGCATTTGAATATATATCTGTATTTAAATTAGACCTTTGATATATTCTATTATTACAAATTAAATTATTGACTGTGGCTGTTGTGTTGCTTAAAGTAAGATTTGATGTACATGATACTGTTCCAGTTTTACTCTCTATAGTAGGTGTTTTAACACCATTAATATCCGTTGTACCAGTAAATGTTGTATTAGTTGCAATACTAGTCGGCGTTCCTAAACGGCCTAGATAATATTGATCCGCAAGTCCTTGTGATAATCCGCCCTGTGCCATTGATGACCAGTTAGCTGAATTAAATCCAATATTAAAAAAATAATATATAGGTGGTTGTTGACTGCTCATTTATAATATATATAATATAGTATTCTATAATTTTTTTTTCTATAACTATAATATATTATAATGATGGCTGATTACAAATCCCGTGAGCTCAACGTATTCTCGGTTGACTCTAAAAACAAACTCCGAGTGGTAAGCGAAACTAACGCTGCCCTTGAATCTGATGTTTTCAAATTCAAATATGGTCTGGCTAGTCTGGATGGTAAAGGTGACGTTACTGGAAATATGCCTATATATATCCCTAAGTTGGCTGCGGATGTTGGTGGATCTGCTGTGTATATCTCTGACTGGTTGTGGCAGGATAGACAAACAATCGCTGCCGAACAGTCGCGGGCTATTGCTGCTGAGTCTGTATTACGAGCCGATACTAAAACTAAATATGATACAAATGCTCTAGCAATCTCGCAGGAAGTAAGCAGGGCTACTTTTGCCGACACCAAACACTCGCAGGATATTGCTACAGAAATCTTAGCACGACAGCAAGGCGACAGCCAACTTACAACTGCACTTTCATTAGAACAAAGCGCCCGTGAATCTGGTGACAGTGCCTTATCTTATTTAATTTCGGAACATAAAAGCGCGCACGACGCATATGTTGTTTCAAATGATGCTGCCGTCGCGTCGTTAAGTTCTGACGTGTCTGCTGGTTTTGCTAACGTTGACCAAACTTTTAGAGATGACCGATATGCAGCCTCTCAAGTAAATCTTGCTCTTGATTCTAAGATACAAACCAATATAAGTAATATTGCCGCTACTCAACTCATGGTCATGAATGAAGCAGGACGAGCCCAGACAGCCGAAGCTGGATTACAATCACAGATATCCAGTCTGCTTTCTAACACCGATGCAGTCGCACTTAACTCGCTCGCTGAGTTGGTTGCTGATTATCGTGTGAATGGTGCTAGCGTTTCTAGCAGTGTGAGTGCACTTACTGACCGTGTGGTATTTCTAGAAGGTGTGATCGCTGACCTTGTTGCTAGATCCGCGTAAATAAATATTTTAAATATAATAATAAGGGTTAAAAAATAAAGTATAATAAATATTGAATGATAAACCGCGTATTATTAAATGGGTGAGTGTTGAATGTTCATCCGGCATTTATTATCATAACTATTAAATGTTTATTGGGTGTGTGTTGAATGTTGGTGGCGGTGTTATCCAGCATTTTTTATTAAAATAAAAAAAGCCGGACGGGTTTAATCCGCCTCATGTTGAACGTTTATTTAAAATATTTATTGGGTGTGTGTTGAATTTTATTTTAAATATTTTTTTTAGCTTTTTATTTTTATTATCATAACTATTAAATGTTTATGAGTATTTATTTTAAATATTTTTTTAAGCTAAAATAATTTTAACCTAAAAAATATTTGGTTTTAAAATCTAATAAAATTTTGTAAAAGTTATTGAAAGTTTTTTTTTTTTTCTTAATTAAAAAGCTGTCCATTATAATATCATCATC